ATAATGTGATACCCAATATAAACCTATGAAATACTGATAACACATTTCTTTTATAAATTCAGCTTGCTTAAATGTTGAATGAAAATAATGTTCATAATATCTAAATTTCCACTCTTTTTCTAAACCTTCACCTAATTTTATTGGATCCTTTATTTTAAATCCTAAATTCTGAATCTTATGTACCTCTTTATCATATGGATCATTACTATTACATCTTCTTGTGTATTTCTTCATTTTACTTTTTATAATTAAAAAATTCTTTTCATACACTGCTAATTTATTTACAAATTTTATTATAAATGGTAAATTTAATTTAACTCCTTCATCCTTATTTACTATGTATTCTTTAGTCTCCTTAAAAATATCAGTGTAAACTTCTATTATTAAATCAATACCATTTTTTAAATCTTTCGAATACATCCTAATATCTAAAGATGGTATATGAGGCAAAAAATCATTTCCTAAAAAATAACAAATGAATATAAAATCATCTATCACTTTTAATTTATCTAATTTTATCTTTTCGCCATCTTTCTCTTCAGAAAAATAAGAATTAAATTCTAATAAAATGCACTCTCTCATTATATCTATTGATGTGTAATTTAAAATATTATCTGTTGCATTACCACCCTCCATATCTATTGATTCTCTCAATAAATATATATTATCACTTGATGTTGATAATGCTAAAAATATTAGATCAGCATCTAACCCATATATCATTGTATTACCATTATTTGGTGTAGGTGTTTTTCTAATATGCTGTAAAATTTTATGTTCTCCTTCAGATGGTGTATTTGAACTCGAAAATATTATTTCTAAATTCGGATGTTCTTTCTTTAATTCTTTACAATATTTTATTATTCTTTCACTTAATAATTCCATAAATTTTGTTCCAGGTGATATGCAAGAATTAGTCCAAAATGGCTTTATTTCTTTACCATGTTTCTTTTTTATACTATCCATTAATTTTCTCTCTTTTATAGATTTAAATCTTCTACTTCTCTGTTGCTTCAATTTTGCAGCTGGTGCTACACCATCTATTGAAATGTAAAATAAATCTGTTGGATTTGTAAATTCAAATAAATAATTGATATAATCTATAACTGCTTCAATCATTTTTTTGTGTAATCTATCATAATCTTTAAAATCTTCATTTTCAGATAGAATTTTAAAGCAGACAGGGTGAATTGCACAATTTGTATCTAAATATAGTCTACTATTGTGATTCACTAAAAAATGCATGTCTTTAAAACGTATAGATTTATTAAAGACAAACTTTTTTGATTTGTATCTTTTCCATAAATATGCAAAAAAACCAGGTACTCCCATGTTATTTATTTAATATATTTAAATATTTAAATTAGAATATAATTTTTCAATATTTCATTTCTTCCTATATTTGTAAAAAAATATCTAAAAGTTATATATATATGTCTGATCTATTTGTAAAAAGTAATAATAATGTAAATGATGATTTTAAAATATCAACATTAACCTTTGAATATGGTGATAATAATGTACAACAAGGTGGTAATATTTCTGATCCTACACTTACTGAGTTATTTGATAAAGAATTTGAACAAGCAGGAGGATTCTTTAACTTAAACCTTTTTGGAAATAATACAGAAAAAAACACTGATGCAACTTCTGAAGCAGTTCCTAATATTGAAACTTTAAATCTTTCAGATACTTCTGAATTAAACTCCAGTACTAGTTCTGAATCTGCACAAGTAGGTGGAGATAATGATACAGTCAATGTCTACTCTCTTTCTGAATCAGAAGGTAATCTAGAAAATTCATTTATTGGCGCTTCTGAATTAGAAACTATTCAAGCAGAAGAATCATCTAGCTCATATCAACAAGGAGGAGCTGCAGATACTGATACATCTGAATTAGAAAATAACTTACAAGAATTATTTCAAGAAATTCAAAAAGGAGGCTCTTATGGTGTAAATAACACTGATAAAGTTATTCAACATGGTGGAGCAAGAAGCAAATCAAAACGCTCTAAGTCTAAAAAAAGTAAAAAATCAAAGCGCTCTAAATCTAAAAAGTCCAAGCGTAGACGTAAACAAAAAGGTGGTGGTTCATGTGGTACTCATATGAAAAAAAAATCTAAACGTAGACGTTCTAAAAAATCCAAAAAAAGTAAAAAATCAAAGCGCTCTAAATCTAAAAAAAGTAAACAAAGAGGTGGTAAAAAACGTAGATCAAAGAAAAGTAAAAAGTCTAAAAAGTCTAAAAAAAGTAAAAGATCTAAAAAAAGTAAACAAAGAGGTGGTAAAAAACGTAGATCAAAGAAAAGTAAAAAGTCTAGACGTAGACGCTCTAAAAGATCTAAAAGCAAAAAAAGTAAAAAATCTAAAAAATCAAGACGCAGACGTAAACAAAAAGGAGGTGATGAATTACCACCACCACCAGCAGCACAAAAAGGAGGTAAAAAGAAAAAAGGTTCCAAAAAGAAAAGAAAAATGAACCCTGTCTTCGCTGCAATGATCAAAAAGAATGAAGTTCTTAGACCTATGGTCAGAAAAATGTTACCAAAAGATGCTAGACTAACCGATGTTATGAAAAAAATTAAATCATTAGTTACTAAAGTTGTAGGTGACTACAAAAAGAAAGGTATCTCATACCCAGATGCATTACAAATGGTTATCGATCATCTTAAAAAAAACTAAATTATCTAAATAATTAAATTAATAATATTATCTAGTATTATTAATTATAAATAAATTTAATCTAATAATTATATATATGTCATTTACTAAATTAATTCAAAAAAATATAAAAGCAATGACTAAAGATAAAAAACCAAAAATTATTGATATGGATTATACAGAAGAAGATCAAAAATTATTAAAAAATATAAAAATTAAAGATCAAAGTAATATTGAAAGTCATGGTCTATATGGTATTAAAAAAAAAATAAAAGAACTTTTTCAAAAAACTTTAAGTAATAATAAACAAGAAATAATTAAATTAACAGATATAGTATATAATATTATTGTAAATGTAATAAATGCATCTAACAAAGATTCAGCATTGATACATTTACGTGTATTTTTAGAAAATAAAAAAGCATACAAAATACCTCGCTGGCATTTTGATGGTCGTTACTTTACAAGTCAAAAACCAAGTGATTTATCTCCTAAATTTGTCACAACACTTATAGGACCTAGTACACGAATATATATTCCAACAAAACAAGAAAGAAAAGAAGTAAATATTTTAGAGAAAAAAAAATCGAATGCTCTAAAAAAAATATTTCTTAACAAGACATTGAGCAATGAAGAAAAAAGAAAAAAATCAAAGCAATGGGCATCAGCCGATCATTTAGTTGGCAAAAATGAAATTAAGCATAGAAAGCTTATAAAAAATATATTCAAAAATAAAAATAGACATTTAAAACAACCTAATAATAACAAAGGAACTTTATATTTAGTTAATTCAGTAGATCATGCAACATATCATAGTGAACCACAATTTACAGAACCAAGAGTATTTTTGGCGGTTTTACCAGGAAGTAAAAAAGATGTAAATGATAGATATAAGCGTAGCAAAGGTGCTACTGGGTTTCATAAAAAAAATTAATAATATTATCTAGTATTATTAATTATAATTCGGCTAAAATAGTAAAATCGCTTTTTGGATTTTTACCATCATTTTTGATTTGAAGAACTTGTACTTTTCTTGCTCTAGACTTTGTACGGCTACTAAATTTTTTAAAAGCAGATGACATACCTACATCAACACGCCATAGTTTATTATTACAAGTAGAATTGATACTTCTTCCATACATAAATTGAGGAGTATGACCAACAATCATACCGTTAATACCATATACTTGCAATGTTGGTTTTAATTTTTCCCTACATATATGATGACTCATTGGCTTGTTTGGTTTCATTGTACCAAAAAATCTTGGCCAAAATGGTGATAAGTTATAATTATTTATTATGTCACCTACTGTTCCTACTCCTTCGACTTCCTCATTTCTATTTAATTGACCTAATAACCATTTTCTAACTACTAAATTTATTTGTTTAACATTCATTTTTTTTGATAATTCTGGAAGTACACCAGCATGAACAAATAACCAACTACCTATAATTAATGCAGCTTGTCTTGTACATGCTAATCTAACTGCATATTCATTACCTGGTTTAAAAGCATGTGCTCTTGCAGTTTTTCCATTAGAAATAGTTTTTCCAGTTTTAGGATCTGTATAATTATTAAAATATGCATAAGATTTAGGTGATATATATCTATTTCCATTTTCTTGCATCATTTCGTGATTTCCTAATAAACTAAAAACTGCCCCACCTTTTTTAACCGCTTTCTTATGAATATTATCTAATATGTCCATAACTTTTATATCTGCATAATCTTTTCTGTCATCTTGTGAACAATCATCATTATTATTAGATGGTCTACAACCATCTAATTGATCTCCTATCTGTACTACTGCTGTTTTACCACCTATCCATCTATTATTTTTATCAATCACTTTTGAAATTAATAATGCTTTTAATGTTTTAGCTACATCACCGTGTAAATCACCAATAACAATTATACGTTTATATTTATTTGCTGGTATAATATGAGGTAATTTATGCTTATATCCTCTTTTCTTACAATTTTTATTAAAATTATCTGTTAAATTAGCAACTTTTAATTGTTCCATACCACCTCCATCAAAATCGAATTTTTCTAAATTATTGTTTGATTGTTTAGTTAATATTTCATCAATATAATTCATAATATATTATACATTATATTTTTTTATCGCGGTGGTTGTCTTTGATTTTGTCTCATTCCATTTCTTAAGCCAATTGCAGGTTTTTCTATATTTTGTTTTTTTTCATTATAATTTTCTTTTGCAAAATTAGCAACGCTGTCAAATTTAGGTTCAACCATAAATTCTTTACATACAGCGCAAGAAGATTCTGATTTTGACTCTGTTTTTGTTTCAGCTTTTGGCTTTGGAATAAATTTTTCTTTCTTCTTTTCATGTAATTTTTTATTTAATTGTTGTAATTTTTCCATCATTTTTGATTTAATCTCACATATGTGATAATTACTATAAAATAATATTAAAGGTAAAGAATATTTAGGTAAAAAAAATGAAAAGTAACCTATTAATAATAATAAAATATTATTAAATTGTGGTATTTTATTTAATGATAATTGATTCTTCATATAACATACATTTATTACTAATAATATTGCTAAATATACAATATATACTATATCATCCTTCAATAATCTTATAATATTATTATTTAATTGTACTATATCTTTCATTATTATATATATAATAATAGGAAAAATATTAATTTATTATAAATGTTAAGAACCCATCAGAACTAGAAAACTTTTTAAAACCTAATTTTTTATACAATGCAATTGCAGATTTATTTTTATAATGTACATTTAATAAATATTTATTATTTTTATTTATAATAAAGTTTAACATATTTAATGCTAAACCCTGTTTTCTATATTTAGGTATAATATATAAAACACCTATTTTTATAAAGCTATTTTGTTTATAATAACGAACTGAACCAATATATTTATTGTTATGTAATAAGATACATACTCTTGGATTTTTTTTACCTAAAACCTTATTATTTTTCCACATTTCTACAACAGAATCAGGTGGTAAAATATTAAGAGATTTAATAATATCTGATTTCATATTTTCTTCAAATTCTTTTTTAATTTTAGAATTATTTTTTAAAAATTGAAAGAATTTAGTCCAACTTAAATTAAACATTGTTACATATTGATTATTTTTTATATAAATCCTTTTCTTTGAATCTATCATTATATAATAAAATTTGAAATTAATATAAATAATTGTTAATTTATATAAACTATAATGTTAACAAGAAATGGATATTTATTAGATAAAAAAAAATATAATAATAATTTTTTAAAAGTATTAAAAGAAGATCTAACAGTTGAACCTTTTATACCAGATGACTATAAATTTGGTCAAGATGATCAATTAAAATTTCCAGTATTTAAGGAAAATAAAGATTATCTAGCTATTCCCAAAATGTATGGTATTGAGAAAATCGGAAAACCAAAAATTGACTTTGGTAGTAAAAATAAAGCTAAAATAAAGTTCAAAGGGAAATTAAGAGAATATCAAACTAAAATTGTTGATACTGTATTACCTTTAATAAAAAAAGAGGGTGGTGGGATGTTATCAATCCCACCAGGTAGAGGGAAAACTGTTTTAGCGATATATTTAGCATCAAAATTAAAAGTGAAAGTATTAGTATTAGTACATAAAACGTTTTTAATGGAACAATGGAAAGAGAGGATTGAAATGTTTACAAATTCATCTGTTGGTAAAATACAAAGAGATACTGTAGATGTGAATGATCATGATTTTGTGATAGGTATGATTCAAAGTATTTCAATGAAAGACACATATGATCCTGAACTATTTCATATGTTTGATTTTATTATAGTTGACGAGGCTCATCATATATCATCAAAAGTATTTTCACAATCATTATTAAAAATGTGTAGTCCTTATATGTTAGGTTTATCAGCAACATTTAGAAGATCAGATAGATTAGAAAAAGTCTTTAATTGGCATGTTGGAAGAATGTTATATATGGATAAAGAGTTAGTAGAATGTGATAAATTAGTCAAAAGATACTTTTATTCGGTAAAACATCCATACTTTAGAGAATATATTAATAGATTTAATGGTAAAGCTAACTTGGCAAAAATGTATACAAAATTATTAGAAGTTCCAGATAGAAATAACTTCGTAATGAAATTAGTGAAGGATATTTATAAAAATCGTGAAGGAACTAAAGGATTATTATTATCTCAAAGAATAGATGATATAAAAAGAATTAAAAAATATTTAGACAAGGAAACAAATATTATAGCTGCTGAATTTCATGGGCAAACAAAACCTGCTCAAAGGGAGCAAGCAACAAAGGCAGAATTAATTCTTTCAGTATATCAATTTGCAAGTGAAGCATTAGATATACCAGATCTAAATTGTTTGATTATGGTACAATCAAAAAAAGATTTAGAACAAGTTTTAGGTAGAATTTTTAGAAAACAAAAAGGACAGTATACAACTGTCCCATTAGTAATTGATATTATAGATGAATTACCATCTTTTAAAAGACAAGCGGCTGTTAGAAATAGAAAATACAAAAAAGATAAGTTTGTGGTTGAAGATTATATTTATGATGCAGAAACAAAAAAAGTAACATTTAAATGTAAGAAAGATTACTCTAATTTTGAAGAGGTTAAACTAAAGAAGCCGGTTGATAAATTTTTAGATGAATAATTAAAATAATTATTAATATTTATTTTATTAAAATCGTTGATATATGTCAACAAATTTTTCTAATAATTTATCAGGAGGATAATTACCTGAAAAACATAAATGTAATATTTTGAATAACTCTTTACCAAGTAATTTTTTCTTTAAATTTAATAACAAAAATTTAGAATGATATAGTTTTTTAGGCTCGTATAAATATTCTTTACATTCAAAACCAGTAGAAAACGCTTCCAATATCAATATTCCTATTGAATATGAAATTATATTTTGTGGTAATATATTTGTTACAGGATGCAAGTAATAATAATCATACTTATTATATAAATTAACTTTTTTTTCTTTATTATTAGGATCTAATTTTAATAATAAATTCATATCAAATAATTTGTAATTACCATTTGAATCAAACCCTATATTTGTTGGTTTAATATCAATATTTACATAATTATGCTCTAACAATTTTAAATTCATATGCAAAATTTTAATGTAAATAGATAAATTTTCAATGAAATCAGTATATAATATATTAATAATTGGTTTTACTTTCAAATATTCTTGTAATATATATAAATTGTTCTCATTATCACATATAATTAAATAAGTATTTGCTATCATATCTAAATTATTATTGGTCTTTATAAAATCAATTTCTGAATTTATTTCAATAGAAAAACTACTATCTTCTTCAACATAATTTAAATGAGATGGATAATATTTTAATACAAAATCATCATTTACTTTATAAGTAGTACAATATGTTCCTCTACCAATCCTATTTTCTTTACATATGTATTTTGATAAATTTGATAATTTTTCTGAATATTGAGATATATCTATATCTTTAAAATTTAAATTATCTTTATATATTATTTCCATTAATATAATATATAAATTAATTAATTGTATTTATTAATTTTGTTAAACAAGTATACATTTGTAATCTTGAATCATTACCTTCATTTATACTTATTAAAAATTGAGATACAATATCTAACATTGTTATCTTAAATTTATTTGGTATTGTATAATCTTTTAATACCTCCATAACTATTTGTAATATATCAGAATTACAATAACCTTTGTCATATAATTCATCAATTACACTAACAGATTCCATAAACTTTCTTTCTAAAACATTTTTTAACAATGATCTAATTATAACTGGATCTGGTTTGTCATATATTTTATAAATATTGTCAATCGAAATTTCACCATTTACTGAAACAGTTTCTAATAAATTAATTGATTTTCTAATATCATTTAATGATATGTAATTAATTAACTCTAAACTCTTTAGATCATAATCTATATTTTCTTTATTACATATGTATTCTAATCTTTTAATAATCTTATCTTGATCTAATTTTGTAAAATTAACTAAAAAACATTTACTCTGAATTGATTCAATTATATTGTTATTGCTATTACATGTAAATAAAAAACGAGTTGTATTTTTGTATTCTTCCATAAAATTGCTTATTGTATTTTGCGCTTTTTTTGTTAAATTATCAGCTTCATCTAATATCACTATTTTTAAATAATTATTATTTGTCTTCCTTCTACAAAAACTATAAATTCTATTTTTTATAATATCTAACCCACGATTATCAGATGCATTAAATTCTAAATAATTATCATCAAAATTATTATTTATTATTTTTTTTGCTAAACAAAATACTGTTGAAGTTTTTCCTGAACCAGGATATCCTGTTAAAATCATGTTCGGAACCTCATTTTTTTTTAAAATCTCTTGAAACTTTATTTCTAAACTTGAATTCAATATTAAATTCTCAAATTTATGTGGTCTGTACTTCTCAGCCCATGGCTTTTTTAATCTATAGTTTTTTGATACTGAATCATTATTTATGCTTAATAACATTAATTAATTTAAATATTATTAATCTCTTAAATTAATTTTTTTTATTAAATATTATTGAATATTTTCTACTATATTCAGCATTATTTATCTTCTTTAATGTTTTATTTATTTGCAAATAAATATTTCTAAAATTACTTGGTCTATATTTTCTATTGTAAATAAAATTTAATAAATTATTAAATGACTCATTACTTATATTCAATTTTATTATATTTAAAATAAATATCTTGAAAAAATAACTTTTCCTAAAATTTTTTATGGTATTAATCTGTTTTTCTAATTCTGATATCGAATTATTTGTATTATAGTCTTTAATCAGTTTTATTATTAAATTTTCTAATATAATGTTATTGCTATTTTTTTTATTCTTATTAACAGTAACAGTATTAACTGGAATTTTTTCTTTTAATTCATCTATTTTAAATTTTAATCGAAATGGTATGTTTTTAGTTAGTAATAATTCAATTTTTACCTTTAATATATCAATATATTTACTATCAATTGGTATAAAATCAAACAATTTGAATAAAATATTAACTAACATATCATTATCTTCAATTATATTTATAATTTTATCAAATATAATATTTAAAATTCGTAATGATAACAATTTTTCTTTACATAAATAAAATATTAAGATAAAATTACCACAATGTATATCTATATCATCACTCAATAGAGTATTATCAATTGTTTCAAATACAGTTTGGCATTTCATTATTAATAGTTTCCAAAAGTAATTTTCTGAAAAATTATATATACCCGATTCTATTAAAAATTTAATTACATACATATAATTATCAATAAAATGATATTCATTCCAAATTTTTTTGTGTAATATATTAACCAAATTTTCAATAGAAGATTTTTCAATTAATAAATCAGGTATTTTTTTACAAATATCATCTTTATTTGTTTCTGTTAATAAATTCAATAATGAAATTAATTTTGTTTCATTTGGAACATTATCAGATTTATTATAAGTTTTTAACTTAACTGTGTTTAAATTATTACTAGAAGACATAGTTTTTATAATGTCAACTAATTCATTTAATTTTGTAATTATATTTTCATTTTTTATTATTTTAGTTTTAAAATTTAATATACATTCATAATTATTTATTGAACCTTTATTCATTTGTTTTAATATAAATATATTTTTATATATATATATTTATATATGATAGATAAGTTATATTTTATTTTAGGATTAACTATTGGATTATTCATATTCTATACAATTAAAAGAAACCCTCAAGTAGTTTATATTACCCCTCAACAAAATAAAAAATTTATAGATAATAATAACAGATGTTATAAATATCTAAAAAAAAAAGTCTAGATAATTTCTAATTATATTTTATATGAATAAAGAATTAAATGATAAAATTATTTCACTTGTAGGAGGTCTGTTAACTTCTATATTAATTATACAACTAATTAGAAAAAGTAATATACAAATTATTGATCTATAATTTTTAATTTAGATAAAATAATCATTATTAAAAAACCAAAACTAACAATCATTATTGTTGCAAAACTAAACTGAAAACCATATAATATTTTTGAAAAAATATTATAATTATTATTTTTGTCAGCTGTGTTAAAAATAGTGTGTATTAGTTCACCTATTCCATAATGAATAAAACATATTTTGAATACTAATTTTAGAATTTCAAAAAGTAAACTCTTTATATTTAATAAAAGTACATAATATGATTTTATTAAAAATAATATATTCAATGTTAATGGAAAATTTTTAGTCTGACAATGAGGACATCTAACATCAATTCCTTTTTTAATATACCACTTAGTCCAACACGTGACACACGAATTCCATGAACAATTACATTTTAAGGTAAGGCAATGTTTAGTACACGTATTACATTCATTATAAAATGACATTTAATTAATACTCTATTAACTATTAATTAGAAATTCAATTTTAATAATAATCATCTTCTAAATCATCATCATGTAATGTTGTATTTGTCTTCTTTTGAGAACAACATAAATAAATCTGTCCTAAATCAGCTACACTATATTTAATGATTAATGGAAAATCATTCTTTAGAAATAATTCAATATTATTACATAAACCAGTACATTTTGTAAAAATATTTAAATTTTTTAACTCAAATACTCCTTGAATGATATCTCCCATATCATCTTTATTAACTGATTCCATGTGCAAAACACCATTTCCGTCTGAAGAAGAATCAGTAATTGTTGTAGTATGATCAACCATTTCACCTTTACATCTAAAGCGTAATTCTTTACCTATACTTGTAATTTCAACACACTCAGAAAATTGATTCAAATCTCGACATAATCTATGAAATTCTGATGATGGCAATGTTGATACCGAATTAAATGTTGCTGGAGGAATTTCAATATCTTTGTAGTCTAAATCCATTAGTTTTAAATCCGTTTGAGATCTTTTATTTTTATCATCATTTTCAATTTTAATACCTAATTTATGTGAATTTTTATCATCCATAACAAATGTAATAGTATCATAATTACTTACATTTTTAAGGATTTTATATAATGTTTGCAAATTTACTCCAACAACTAATTTTTGTTTTGTACAAATATACTCATCAAATTGTTCTGCTTCTAATTTCATATTAATTAGAATACTTTGAGATGGATTTAGTGCAGTTAAACGGATCCCACCAGTAACTTCTGTAACAACTACTTCTTCTTTTACAATTTTCCCATTTACTTTTTTTTCTACAAAACGTTTTACTTTTTTTTCTTTTTTAGGTGTAAATTCAAAAGGTGCATCAGCTAACATTTGTGACAGGGCTTCTATTAGAGTTTTCCATGCAACTGCTTGTACAGTTTTTACTTTTAAGATTTGCGTCATATTTATGTTATAAACTATTCATTTCTTTAACTTTAATATTTATATTCAATAAAAATATTATAATATAATATAATATATGACTTTGTATAAATTAGTAAATCCTTTAATAAAAGGCAAACTTAATACAACATTTGAAGCATCTTCTTCAGGTAGAGCAGCAGAAAAAGCTTATAATTCAATTTCCAAATATTTTCATAATTCAACTCCTGAATTTCTTTTTACATTACAAAAAGTTAGATCAAAAAACACACAAATAGGTGAAGGTAAAATGAATGATTATGTACATTTTAAAGTTATTGAAAATCGTTCTGGTAATGAAGTTAACTTTGAATTAATTCCATACAAAGATTTTAATAAAACTAGATTAAATAAATTTAAAAAATCTATAAAAAATACATTAGATGAAAATATTCAAAGTGGTGGCCGTGCTCGTGATAAATATGATTTAGATTTAGATGAAGATGATGATAGATATTTGTATAAATCAGATACTTCTTTAAAATATGAGCCAATTTCTTTATGGTTATATGATCCATATATCTATAAAATTGACAAACTATATGTACCAACATTCGTAACATCAATATCACCATATGTTACTTATTTACTTCATGATTATCCATATTTTATTAGATAAATAATTTATAAACTCTAAATAATAAAAACAATTATTTAGAGTAATTAATTCTTCTTCTTCTTCTTTCTTTCTTTTTTTTTACCTTTTCTTGTAATTTTTGCTTTTTCGGTAATTGGTCTATTTTCAAATATATCTTCTGTAATTGTTACTGCTTTTGCAGTATCAGTATATCTTTGAATTCTATCTTGAACATACTCTTTTTTTAGAGCACCTTTTGTCTTAGTAATTGCTAAATGTAAAGTACCATCTGATATTAGTATTTCTTCATGTTTATTTTTAGTCATATATTCAATCATATATTCTTCTAATTGTTTTTTCTCATCTGCTAATTCTTTCTTTTTTGTATTCAAATCTTTTATATCGTTATCACATTCTACATAAGCTTTTACTGCATTTTGAAATTGTGTATCCGTAGGGATATTACTCATATATGTATTTACATAGAAAATATCTTTTAATTTAATTCTAAATTTAAAGATATTTATATAATTTAGATTCCTAATGGTTTGGTATTATGATCAGGGGCAACGGTTGTATTTAACCATGGAGAGACAACAATTTGTGGATTTGCTGGTCTTGCTCTTAAGTCATGATTTGCTAATCTTAGACTAGATGCTACTGTATTAATACCTGTAATGTAATTTTGTGTTGGAATTAAATTTTTATTGTCTACTTTTTTCTTAGCAACACTGAAATCAGTATTCCACCATTTTTTATTTACTTGTTTTGGTAGATAATCACTAGCATTGAATTTAGTATCTTTTGCTGCTTTTTTTGCTTTCTTTACAACTGATTTCTTAACTGGCACTGCTTTCTTTACAACTTTTGCTGCTTTTTTAACTGGAGTTGCTTTTTTTGGAGCTGGTTTTTTTGCAGCTTTTTTAACTGCTTTTTTAGGTGTTGTAGATTTAGTAGTTTTGGCAGTTTTAGATGTTACTGTAGTTGTAACAGTTGGTTTTTTTGTACTTTTTGATTTACTTTTCATTGTTTCTACAGAACTTGAAGAACTATTGGTTACTGCACCAATATTTGCTACTGGTTGTGAAGTATCCATATTTAATACTGCAAGTAATGCTAAAATAAGAACTAATGTTATGCATAGTTTACTTTCACTGCTTAAAATCATTATATATATTTATAGAAGATAAAAAAAGTAAATTTATATATTAATATATTTTTATTTGAGAGTGTAGATAAAACAAATATTATATAATTAAATATATAAATGGTAAATTTTAAAGAATTATTTCAAGAAAAAAATGAAAATAAACTGATAGAATTTTTTAATAAAAAGTTTAGTATGATGTCACCTAATGAACTAAATAATTTACTTAATTATAAAGACGTTCTTGGCAATACACTGTTACATCATGCACATATTAATAATTGTAAAAAATTGGCTAAATTATTATATAAACATAAAGTTGGTTTTAATATTCCTAATAATGAAGGTAATGTTATAGTCTATACTGATTCAGATTCTATGAGTAGTGATAGTAACTCTAATTATAATATGTCACAATCAGATTCTGAAATTAATCAATCCTTTTTTTCTGAAAATAATGCTCAACAAAATATAAATAACACTACTCAAAAAGGAGGAGCTGAAGTATCATTACAAAATGTTAATGAAAATAAAAATAGTGAAAGTATTGGTAATATTATTAAGTATACAAAAAATAAAAAAGATATGTATATTGAAAAAGGTAAAAAATTAATTCAGTATACACAAAATATACCAATTGATTCAAAAAATATACAAAATATTGGTAAAATGTATAATTTAAATCTTGATAAACCTAATGACATATTAATTGCAAAATATAAACAAGCTGGTTTATATGATTATGTTATAAATAAATATCCTAATTTAGGTGAGGGTGATATTTCTAGATTGATTGATTTTAATATTGAAAAAGAAACTTTAGATAAAATTGATCCTATAAGGATTAAAAATAAAATTATGAAATGTTTTAAATGTTTAAAACAGTAAGTTCTTTTAGATAAATATTTATTCCAATTCTGTCCTTCATTATCCATATTGAATCTAATAAAATTATCGGATTCAAATATTCCTTACTATTTATTTCAAATACTGTCTTCTCAGGATGATGAACTTTTATATCTAATTTATTGCTATATTTACGTATTTTTGTCCTTAATTTGAAATTTTTACCTTCATCTGTCATACTTTCATATATATTATAATCTTTTTTCATAAATTTATTAAACCTTTTTAATATCTTATTAAATGATTTTACTATCTTTTTCATTTTTCTATTAGGATCATACCAATCTAAATTTACAATGTAAGAATTTTTATATTCTTCTACACCAAATGGCATTTTACATGATGGTAACTGAATTAATACATCATTATTGTTTATTTGTAGACCATAAATATTTTCTGTTCTTTTATGAAAAGTTATTAAATTTATATCCATATAAATTTAAAAATGTTTTATTTGACACTTTAAAACTAATATAATAATACTCTTCTCTCCTCTTCTGTTGAATTTCTTTCAAATAATGGTAAAAATAAATGAAAAATTAATATTGGTAAGCCTAAGAATATATCACAAAGAAAATTAGTGTATATAAAATAAACCGAATTAGGTACTACATCCCATAGTTTATCTACACAAGATGGAAGTATAACTAATTGAATAGTATAACATAATTGAAAGGCTATCAATAAAAATAGATAACCATCTGAATTTGTATGTTTATATGTACGCGTATTTATGGAATATTTTATAATAAAAACAAGTAAACTAACTAAAGTTCTTATATTTATAATTACCATTACATTATTTATTATATTACAGTTAGTATTATTTAATCTATCTAAATTATTAAAACATAATAAATCAATTATTATTATTAATACAAGTTGTAGAAAATTATAAAATAATTTAAAATAGTATATGCATTTATTTTCATTAAAAGTAACTCTCATTTTATATTTTTTATAGAATAATAACTTTAAGTATTTATTGCTAAAAAAATTTTTATGTAATATATATGCTAAATAAACAATTTATATTTTCACTATTTGATAAATTTATTTATGAAATTAATCAACCTTGCTTTAAAGAAAAATTTAAAAATACTATTGGAAAACCAATAGTAGAAAATATAGTAAAAAAATGCTACCCTATACTACTTTTATTAATCATTTTATATATGATTTTAGTAATTTTATTAATAATTATTATAATATTTCTTATTTCTAAAAAAAAAAATAATCTAATATAATTTATATAATTTATGGCTAAAAAAGATAAAAAGCAAAAAAAGGAAAAAACAAGTCCTAAATCAACTACAAAAACTGCTACAACTAAAACTACAAAAAAAAGTACTCCTACTAAAACAACTACTAAAACTACTACTACTAAAAAAAGTACTTCTACTAAAACTACATCTACTAAAAAAAGTACTCCTGTCAAAACTAAAACAACAACAAAAACTACTAAAAAAAGTACTCCTACTAAAACTACAACTAAAACTACAACTAAAACTACAACTAAAACTACTAAAAAGAGTACTCCTACTTCTACAAAATCTTCATCTACAAAGTCATCAAAATCAAGTAAAAATAGTAAACTTTCAAAATCTACTAAATTAAGTAAAAATATTAGAAAGCAAATGAAGAAAAAAGTAGATAAGAAATTGAAGAAAGCAGTTGAGAAAGAAATTAAGAAAAAAATGGAGAAAAAAGTTAAAAAAGAGGTTAAGAAAAAAATGGAGAAAAAAGTTAAAAAAGAGGTTAAGAAAAAAATGGAGAAAAAAATAAAAAAAGAAGTTAAGAAAATTAAAAAAGTATTAACTCCTAAATTCATAAAAAAATTAAAGCAGAGTAGATCTAAAAAAAGTAAAAAATCTTCTGATGGAGAAATGAAATATCATCAAGGTAACAAGAAAAAATTACTTCCTTTAGGACAAAGTGGTGATGGATTAACTCACAAATGGAATAAGTATAATCAAATGTTATGTACATCAAAATGGCAACCTATTTTTGATAAAGTAAAAATTTACAGAAAGCAAGGAAAAGGACATCTTGAACCTGAAGCTGCAAATGGTGTTAATTATGTTGTAGGTGTTGAAAATTTCGATGCAGTTAGAAGAGTATTACCACCAGATAATATTAACATCGAATATATAAATGATATTTTAAATCAAAACAAAAACGAAAGTTTTAGTTCAGAAGTTTCTGAAAGTAAAAGAGCAGGATCTTATGCATCATTTTTAAGTAATAAAGAATATAAAAGAAAGAAAAGAAATTATGGATTATTAAATACTAAAATTACAAAATGTAGTTTATCTAGTGTGCCAAAATCTACTAAGAAAAGTAAATCAAGTGGATCTATTGTATCAAAAATAAGTAAAAGTAGTAAGAGTAGTGATTCTAGTTTAAGTAAAAGTTTACTTAAATCACTATCAAGTATTTCTTCTAGTCAATATAAAATGAATAAAGTATTATCTAAATTATTAACTAAAAGTAGATCACAAAGACAAAGTGTTGTTTCAAAGCCAGTTAATAAAACTATTATAAAAACATGTGGTAGTGAAAAAAGATATAGAAGATCTGATAGAAGAATTGCTAGAAGATTAAGAAAGATAAATAGAATAACTAGTGCTCTTATTAGACAAAGAAATGTTTCTTCAAGAAATATTAACAGACTTAAAATTAGATTAAGTTATTTAAGCCACAAATTAAGAGGAAGTGAACGAAGTAAAGATAATTTAAGAAAAGTAATTAATATGTTACGTAATAAACTTGATAAAATTAGTACAAAAAGTATTAATTCAATGAATACAATTTCAACATTAAAATCACAAAATAATGAACTGAAAAGTAAACTATCAACAAGCATAAATTCTTTTAAGACATTATCTAAAAAATTCAGAAAACATTTATCTGATACAATGGAAAGTAGAAATAAATTAATGAAACAATTATCATCTACAAAATCTAGTAGTTCTAAACAATTATTAACAATGAAATCTAGTTTACTATCTAGTCAAAATAGAGTAAAATCTTTAGAAAGACAACATAAACTTTCAAATGAAAAGCATAAAAAAGAAATTATGAGATTAAAAAATATGATTAGAAAATTATCCAAATCTGTTAAGAAAGCACATAAAAAAGAAGCTGCCAGAAAAGCTTCAGCTATGAAAGCTGCCAAAAAAGCTGCTTCTAAAAAAGCTGAAGCAAAGAAAGCTGCAGAAAGAGCTGCTAGAAAAGCAGCTTCTGCAAAGGCTGCCGCTAAAAAGGCTGCTGCTAAAAAAGCTGCTGAAAAAGCTAAAAAACAAGCTGCAGCTAAAAAAGCTGCCGCTGAAAAAGCTAAAAAACAAGCTGCCGCTAAAAAAGCTGCCGCTAAAAAAGCTGAAGCAATAGCAAGAAAGAAAATAGCTGCAGCTAAAAAAGCTGCCGCTGCAAGAAAAGCTGCTGCAGCAAAGAAAGCTGCTGCTAAAAGAGCTGCTGCTAAAAGAGCTGCTGCTAAAAGAGCTGCTGCTAAAAGAGCTGCTGCTAAAAGAGCTGCTGCTAAAAGAGCTGCAAGAAGAAGATCAAGATATAATTCTAGGAATTGTAGAAGAGCAAAGAAATTCAGAAATTACGCTATGAGATATAAGAAAGCATATCATTATCATATTAGACTATATAACAGATACAGAAGAAATAGAAGATATAGAAGATATGCAGCAAAAAGATACAGAATAGCAAGGAAGTATTTAAGATATTACAGAGCATATTTAAGAAGATATAATAAACTTAAAAAATTCTGTAAAAAAAGTAGAAGAAGAAGACGTAAATCAAGAAGA